ACGGACTGAAACTTATGTTATTAATTGAATAATAACCTTAAAATAGCAAATTAGTCGATAAAAACTAGCAAATCAATCAAAATTAAGGTTAATCTGTAGTACATGAGTGTAAAAACAAGAGAAAATCTGACATTAAGGTGGGCCCAGGGGGAGGTGTTCAATGCAAAAAACAGATTTAGGGTACTGGTGGCTGGCAGAAGATTTGGAAAATCCTATTTATCCTGTATCGAACTTGTAAATGCAGCGATCAAACGACCAGGAGAGACATATTTCTACTGTGCACCTACCTATCGCATGGCAAAAGACATTGCTTGGAAGGAATTGAAAAAACTCGTACCAAGAGAATGGATACAGTCAAAAAATGAAACAGATTTAAAAATTGAATTGATAAACGGCTCGCTTATTGAGTTAAAGGGAACAGAAAATGCAACCACGTTAAGAGGTCGAAGTTTAGCTGGTGTTGTACTAGATGAAGCAGCCTTTATGGATTCTGATGTTTGGTTCCAGGTTATCCGACCAGCATTGGCAGATAAACAGGGGTGGGCACTTTTCATATCAACACCCGATGGCACGGCAAGCTGGTTTTACGATTTATGGTGTTACGTTCCAGAAGATGTAAGTGGTGATTGGAAAAGATGGAGTTTTACCACGATAGACGGGGGTAATGTTCCAGCAGAGGAAGTCGAGGCTGCGAAGGCCCAACTGGACAGCAGAACATTCAAGCAGGAATTTGAGGCAAGTTTTGAGAATCTTACGGGATTGGTGGCTGTCAGTTTCAGCGATGACAATATTAGTGCTGAAGTCCAGGATTTACAGATGTTACCTTTAATTTTGGGTTTGGATTTTAACGTGGACCCTATGGCAGGAATTTGTGCGGTAAAGCATAACGACTGTCTTTATGTGTTCGATGAAATCATGTTGACGGGTGGAGCAACAACTTGGGATTTTGCAGAGGAGGTTATAAGAAGGTATGGGGTAGACAGGCGAATTATTGCTTGTCCTGACCCTACGGGTAGTGCGAGAAAAACGAGTGGAGTCGGAGTTACAGACCACAATATTCTTAGAAGAAGTGGATTTACAGTTATGAGTCCAAGATCCCCTTGGAAAATCAGGGATAAGATAACTTCAATAAATACAGCTTTGTATGATGCAAATGGAGATCGCAGAACATTTATCCACCCACGTTGTAAAGAATTAATAAAAGCACTGCGAACTTTGACTTATGCACCAAATACAGGGCTACCAAATAAAAACCTGGGAGTAGACCATGCGTTTGATGCTTTCGGGTATTTATGTTTGCAGCAGTTTAATCTTGCAAAACCAGAGACACTAGGCCAAACTTCGTTTAGAATATACTAAGAGTTACCTAATTTTTACTATGCCCTACCACACAGGTATGAAAAAGAAGAAGAAAAAGAAAAAGGGAGGTAAGAAGAGAAGTGAATGTTCCTGTAAATAAAGCGTTATACTCTAGGGTAAAGGCAGAGGCCAAGCGTAAATTCAAGGTTTACCCAAGTGCTTATGCTAATGCGTGGCTTGTACGAGAGTACAAAAAACGTGGTGGTACTTACCGTAAGGAGACTAAACGTGGCAAGAAGTAGTGGCGGTCTTACCCGTTGGTTCAAAGAAAACTGGGTTGATGTAAAAACTGGTAAACCTTGTGGCCGAAAGAAAGGCGAAAAACGAGGCTATCCAGCTTGCCGACCCAGTAAACGTGTATCAAGTAAGACACCTAAGACTGTAGGAGAAATGTCAGCAAGTGAAAAAGCTAGGTTCAAACGTGAAAAAACAAGCAGTAAGAAGATAACATATCAACATAGACGCAAAAAACGTAAAAAAAGGAGTTAAAAATGGCTAAATCTCACGCAATGGCAAGATGTCAGGGTTACATAGCTTCTGTACGCAAGGGAAAGAAGAAAAAAACTACAAAAAAATCAACTAAAAAGAAAAAATAACTGTGAAAAACGCAGTTTCAAGGTAAGATAGTCGTATAAGTAAA